CATCGAAGATGGTATAGGAGATGTAAGTGAGAATATCGTACAGGGTGGAGAAGTTTGGCAAATCTATAAGTAGTAAGGGAGATATATATGTTTACACTGACAGATTCAGCAAAGGCACAGATAGTGTCGGTTTGCAATAAAGAAAATAGCGATGCAGTACGCTTCAGCATTAAGGGCGGAGGATGTTCTGGATTTGAATATAACTGGGAAGTAGTAAACGAATATATTCCTGAGTTACACGATAGAACAATAGACTTGGAAGATAGTAGGCAATTCGTAGTAGATAATATCAGTATTAACTACATAGCAGGAGCCACCATTGATTTCGTGACAGAAGTAATGGGGTCGTCTTTTCAAGTATCTAACCCTAATGCAAGTAGCAGTTGTGGATGTGGAGAAAGTGTAGGATTTGGAGAAATATTAGACTATGCCAGTGATGAGGTAAAACTATGAGATTAAAGAGCCGATATTGTGTTAAATGTTCCGCTATATACTCTTTTCAGTGTTCGTGCCCAAATAACGTGAGGCATAAAAATGTTATGAGAGATTTCCACAAAATTAGTATGGCGTCTGTCGAACAGGCGGAAGAGCAAGTGCGTGGAAAACTAATAAATTATAAATAGTTGTAATGGATGGAGGAGAATGTTTTCTTCCTTATTGTCTCATCAGAATTATCGCATAATAATTCAATTAACGGTAAAATGATTGGGATAAACCATAGTTAAATAATTTTAATATAGGAGAAAAACGATGGGATTTCAATTAAGCCCAGGCGTCCAGACAAGAGAAATCGACTTGTCAACGTCTATCCCCGCGGTTGCTACCTCTTTAGGTGCTACAGTTGGTCGTTTTACTTGGGGTCCGGCATTTGAGCCGTATTTATGTACCTCAGAAGCCGACCTGGTAGCAGTCTTTGGACAACCAACCAACGATACATATCCAGCGTTTCTTTCTTCTGCCGCTTTCTTGAAGTATGCTAACAGCCTTCAAGTAGTTCGAGTTGTTGATTCAGGAGCGATGAATGCCGCGCCTTCTGGAAATGTTACTCAAATAACTGGCGCAGAGGATTTTGACACACAGTTGGATTCAGGAACCTTGACAGAGGGATTTTATGCCCGCTATCCTGGCCTGTACGGAAATGGCATTAGTGTAGAAACACACGACGGTACTGCAACGTGGGGTGACTGGCAATATGCCGGTGCATTCGATGTTCAGCCTTCGACTAGTAACAACGAAATGGCAGTTGTCGTAGTTGTTGACGGAGAAGTTGTTGAACGCTATCTTGTTGGACTCGCACAAGGCGACAAAAACAGTGACGGTGGAAACATTTGGGCAATGGATATAATTAATCCTCGCTCTAAACTTGTCTGGATTAACACAGCAAACGTAACTAACTCAGCCGCAACGACTGTAACATTCAGTGGAGGAATAGCAGTTTCGGCTGGTGTACCCGCTCATTGTGATGACGGTAGTGGCGATGACCAAGCAACTTGCGAAGGTAACTCCGCAGTTTGGGTCTTAGCAGTTGATGCCGGGACAGTTGGTGCTAACGAGTATATGCAAGGATGGGACAAGTTCAAGAACGCTGATGAAGTTAATGTTTCACTAGCAATTGCTGGTGGACTCTCTAACGAAAACACCGCTCAGGTTGCTGTTGTTTCTAAGTATATCATTGAGACTATAGCAGAATATCGTAAAGATTGTATTGCTATTGTATCACCTCCGAAAGAAGAAGTTGTTAATGTTGGTGGAGCCACTAACGCAGTTAACAATGTAATTGCTTGGAGAACTGATGTAGCATTTAATAGTGCTTCATCTTACGGTACTCTCGATGGCAACTATAAGTACGTTTATGACGTTTATTCTGATACTTATCGCTGGATTGGATTCAGTGGTGACATAGCAGGATTGATGGCTCATACTGATAGCGTAAGAGATGCTTGGTGGAGTCCAGGTGGTCTTAATCGTGGTCAGATTAAAGGCGTAGTTAAACTTGCTTATCAGCCCTCACTAGCCCATAGAGACCAGTTGTATATGCTTCCTAACGGAATCAATCCAATTGTAACCTTTCCAGGACAGGGAACTGTTCTTTGGGGAGATAGAACTCTATTGGTTAAACCAAGTGCATTTGACAGAATTAATGTTAGGCGACTATTCATTATTCTTGAGAAAGCAATATCAATATCCGCAAAATACTTCTTGTTTGAATTCAACAATGAATACACACGTAAGAATTTCTTGAATATGGTTAATCCATATCTTGAGGGAATCAAAGCGAGACAAGGAATGTATGATTTTTATGTTCAGTGTGACGCCGAGAATAACACGCCTGAAGTCATTGACTCGAATCAGTTTATTGCGAGTATTTTTCTTAAACCATCCAAGTCTATCAACTTTATCACGCTTAATTTCGTAGCAACGAAAACTGGTGTTGATTTTGCTGAAGTCATTGGTCAAGTATAAAGGAGAATAAAAATGGCACATTTTAATGTAAACAGTTTTAACGCTCAATATACTGGCGACTATGCTCGTCCTAATCTGTTTGAGGTAAATATTGCAGGTATCGATTCTCATATGTTTGTTAAGGCCGCAAGTCTTCCAGCAACTACTGTTGGAATGGTTGAGGTACCTTATCAGAACCGCAAACTAAAGGTTCCTGGCGACAGAACATTTGCGGATTGGACTGCAACAATTATCCAAGATGAAGGATACGTACTGCGTACTGCCCTGTTAAATTGGCAGGCCGCTATCACTGGATTTAGTTCTATGGCTAGCACCGCAGGAGTGGCAACATCTCACAAGAAAATAGAGATTCAACCTTACAATCGTGATGGCACACCATCTACACACAAAGCAAATGTGTATGGATGGCCGAGCGAAATAGGTTCAGTCGAACTTTCTTGGGAAACAATTGACACCGTTCAAGAATATACTGTTACTTTTAGTATTTCTTGGGATGATGGTGGAATTGATGCGGCTGACGTTGCTGTATTGGCGTAATAATAACTTGTTATTTGAGCGTATAAATATAGATAATACTAACTTAACTAACAAAGAAAAGTGATATGGAACTATTTGGTTATAAAATAGAGAAGAAGATTGGCTCTAACGTGGTGGAAAAGGGGACGAAGTCCTTTGTTGCACCCAATCTTGACGATGGTTCTACCGTAATTGATGGAGGAGGAGTAAACGCCTTCTCTATCAATTTCGACACTGCGTTTATAACACAGCAGGACTTAATTGCGAGTTATCGGAAGACGGCAAGACAACCAGAGGCCGAGTCTGCAATTGATGATATAGTCAATGAAGCAGTAGTACTGGACCCTTATAAGGACCCAGTGAGCATTTATCTTGATAAATTAGATACAGTTGATGTACCTAAGAATATCAAGGATATGATTGCAGAAGAGTTTCAGATTATCTCTAAGAAATTGGAGTTTAATCAAGCAGGGCCTGATATTTTCAGGCGTTGGTACGAAGATGGAGCAATCCATTATCATATTATTTTTGATAACGATAATCTGAAGAAGGGCATCAAAGAGTTACGATACATCGATGCCACTAATATTAAGAAGATTAAAGAAATTCTTAAAGAAAGAGATTCCGATGGAATCGAAGTTGTTACCGGGGTAGATGAATATTGGTTATATTCAAAAGAGAGTAAAGGAATCACTCAAACCCTTAAAGTTGCATTAGAGGCAGTAGCGACTGCTGACTCTGGATTATTTGATAGCGAGAAAGAAGTTACGTTATCATATCTCCATAAAGCAATGAAACCAATTAACCAATTGAGAATGTTGGAAGACTCAATGGTTATTTACAGAATTACCAGAGCGCCTGAAAGACGGGTGTTCTATATAGACGTTGGAAATCTGCCTAAGACTAAAGCAGAACAATATCTACGAAACATTATGAACAAGTTTAAGAACAAAATGGTTTATGATGCTTCTACGGGTACTGTAGCAGACGGGAAAGATACAATGTCTATGATGGAAGATTTCTGGCTCCCACGTAAAGAGGGTGGCAGAGGAACTGAAGTAGAGACATTGCCAGGTGGACAAAATCTTGGTGATATGGATGATGTAGCCTATTTTCAGAGGAAAGTATATCAGGCACTCCACGTTCCGTCTAGTAGGATGGATACAGAAAGTACCTGGAGTTTCTCTAGAGCGGGTGAGATAACAAGGGATGAGATTAAGTTTACTAAATATGTAACGAAACTACGTAAACGATTCTCTGATTTGTTGTATTCGCTATTGAGAACTCAACTCCTGTCAAAGCAAATTATTGACAAAGGAGAGTGGAACGTCTACAAAGAGAATATTAATTTTATCTTTGAAGACGATGGATATTTTACAGAACTCAAGAAACTTGAGATGATGACATCCAGAATTGAAATGCTTGATACTATATCAAGTGGAGAGATGATTGGCCGTTATTACTCTGTTGACTGGGTAAGAAAAAATGTCTTGATGCAGACCGAAGAAGATATTGATATGTTAGACAAACAAATGGATACAGAGCGTGAAGCCCAATCTTCCTCAGGCGGGGAAGAAGGTGAAGATGGCGGCTCTGACGATTATTACTAGGAGATAGGATATTATGCCAAAAGTTAATGAAAATTTAGAAAAACTTGTGCAGTACGCACGAGATAAAAAGCCGACAGACTTCAAAGCCTTGTTGACTACTGAAATTGGTAGCAGGATTGCCACGAAGGTTGCGGATATTAAGACTAATCTTTCTAAGACTATGTTTACAAAAGTCGAAGAAGGAACAGAAGATGAAGTAGAACATACTCACGATGACGGCACTACTCATACTCACGCTGGCGGTGACAAAGAACACGTACACGAAGGCGAACTTCCACCTGCATTGAAAAAGGCAATTGCTGCCAAGAAAGCAGGAAAGAAGGATGATGACGATGACGAAGATGAGAAGGAAGAAGATACTAAGACTGAAGGTGAACTTCCTCCTGCATTGAAAAAGGCCATCGATGCTAAGAAAAAAGACAAGGACGATGATGACGATGAGGAATCAAAGGACGAAAACTTGAAGAATTTTAAAGGCAAGAAAGCAAAGCCCTTTGAAAAAGAAAAGAAAGAGTCTGTTTCTCAAATCAACACGGCTAGAAATGTTATTATGCAAG